ATATTTCTCCCAGAGAGACAAAATTGGTTGCACCTGCTGTTTTTGAAATTGTGCCTACTGTACCAAAGTAATTATTAATACTAGAATAACTGTTTACACCATTAAGTACAACAGCGGTATTTGACAAATCATCAAATTGAGAATTAAGAACATTAATTGCCTTGGTAGTAGTACCCATGTTAACGAAACCGTTACCACCACCAAGTATTTGTACTCCGTCGAGTGTTACATTATGTGTACTTGTACTAGTACTCAAAACTTCTACTACGTTAGCAAAATTGTTAGAGACAAATGCTGAGTTTGTAATTCTTACATTACTAGCACTATCAATGTTTAAAATTGGTCTAGTTACGTCTGCGGCACTGTTATAAAATCTAATACCACTGATATCAATACTGTCAGGTAATGTAGCACCACCTGATCCTATTGTACCGCCACTCTGAAATGCGCTATCACAAGTATTAGCAACACTTAAATTACCATACTGTAACTTAATAGTTGTGCTGTTAACACCATCACCGACTAGTCTAGCATTAGGTGGAATACTGATAACATTACTAGTAAGATATGTTCCACCTGGAATATAAATTGTTCTACGTGTGCGAGGATCGTTTAAGTTTTCTGCTTCAATATAAATCTGTTGTATAGCACGATTAATTGCTGTTGTGTCATCTGTGCTACCATCACCTGTAGCACCAAAGTCTCTAACATTTACAAAGTCATCAAACTTTTGTTGGAAACTACGCACAACAGGATTAAGGACACTGCTACCAGTTTGTACAGTATAACCAGTTACATTACCCACAAATGTATAACTACCCAACAATGCTGTTAAATCACTATACTGTGTTAATATTTCAGTTACACCCAGTGTAGGTGCACCTTCTTCTAAAGTACCATTACCAATATATAGTTTGCGGGTATCTACACTCCAGCCAAGTTCAGCACCTGCTAGTGTAGGAAGGTCTTGTTCTAATCCACGTCTATGTTGAATTCTACTGATCTGGGTAACAGCCATCTAAAAAATCCTCGTTATTTTATATTTATACGGATTCGTAGTATAGCTCAACTCTCTTCATCCACTGTTTACTCCAGTGATCGAACTCGTCTGCTTCTAGTACAAACTCTTGATATTTAGGGGTAGCCTCGTTTGATTCAGGTTTTGCGCACATAAGAATAACACCTGTGTTTATGTCTGTGCCATGTATTTCGTTGTGTGCTTGTGCGTAGGCTGTTAACTGTAAGAAATAGTCCTCAATCCACTCACGCTTTTTAGGCTTGTTGGTCTGCTTAAAGTCTAGTATAGCAGGTTTGCCCTTCCATACACCCACACAGTCAGTTGTGCCAGCATACAGTTGCGGATAGTACAGGGGTACTTCACATCCCCAAAACTCATCTACATTACCTAGCCCTTCTAGTATAACCTGTGCGGCCATAAACCAACTTGGCTGTGCATATGGATTTGTAGGAAATGTGCCTAAATCATCATCCTTAACAAAACGTTCAAGATAGGTATGCATACGTGTTCCGCGGTTTGCGGCTTCTGTAACAATCTGTTGCGCACGTTCTTCGCCCACACGTTTCTTCCACTCACGTAGTGCCTGTTTCTTTTCTTCGGGTTTGGTGCGATCTAGTATTGTTGTTACGCTGGGTAACTTATCACCACTGGGTGTTGCGTAGAATCTCTTACCGTCAACGGTTACTCTGTTGATTTGTTCGTAGTTATATTTTTCAGTTATCATATTTTTAATCCAAGCAGATTGTATTATAAAATAAAATTTACTAAAAAGTCAAACTACTTAGGGATGTAAGTCTTTGTATATTTTATAGACTGGAACAAATAGTAATGCAATCAAACAACCAATTAGTGTGCCAAATGCTAAATCCCAACTACCTGTAACTGCACCACCTGACCAATCACTAACAGCATTAGCAATACCAGCACCAAATAGTGTGCCTACGCCATTTTGAAAATACTTAGGGAGATATCTTTCTATGCTGAGACCAGTTATAGCACCTAACAGCATAATACCGTTATCTACTATACCAAATATAATGTATTCAAACATTATAGTTCTGGGCGAGCCTTTGCGGCTCTTTTAGCCATTGAGTCTACAGTTTTTTCTGGAGCAGTTTTAGGTGCGGCATCCGCTTCGGGATCTAGATCTTCATCATCTTGTGCAACTGGTTCGATATAAACATACTTTACAAGTTCTGTTCCGCCGCCGCCAACATTAACTTTTCCGTCTTGAACAGATACAGTTACATCTTTAATATCTTTAATAATATTTTTAACTCGATCATTATTCTTAGCAATGTTTACTAATGTGTCGTAGTTAAATTGAGGGTGTCCTGCTTGTTGCACAAGATTAATTAGACTATCTGCACGTATACGAGGTTGTTTGTGAGTATCTGCGGCTCTATTTTGTAGATAACTAAGAATAGTTAAAAGGGCCGCATTTTCATATTCATCGCCACCTTCTTCGAGCATGTCGTCGATGACGTTCTCAACGACAACATCACGGACCTTCATTTATTAGTCTCTCTTTTCGCGGCCAACATCATTTGGGCCAGCGGCAGCATCTGTAGCATCAAACTCATCACCACCTTCTACTGGACCTGATTCAACTGGAGGAGCCATATCACCCTCTGGAGCTGGCATACCCATGTCCATTGGCTGATCAGTTTGCTCACCTGCTAATGCACGAGCGGCTTGATCCATTTGCTCACGAGCGGCACTGATAGCGCCTTGTAGGGTTTCAAGAATACCACCAACGCTGGTCTTAAAGTTATCTGCGTCTGCCATACCAATTTGATCACGGATTGTGTCTAATAGTGCTGGCATTTGCTCATTAGCCATTTCGCTAACATCTTCAAGCATACCTTGTACGCTGTCAACCATATCTTTAGCGGCTAAAATTGCTTGGCTACGACCCATTTCGCTTTCGGCAAGTAACTGGTCTTTATTTTCAACCATCCAGTTGTGGATACCTTCACGCACCATAAACATTTCCATGTATTTTGGATTCTGTTCTGCCTTGTGTATGCCATGACTATTTTTAATTTTGTTAAGGCTTTCTGTAAGAGCATTAGCAACTTTATATGCTTTACCAAAGTCTAAATTATCATAGTCAATTTTGGCGCCAAATCGGCTTTCCATAACTTTATTAATTTTCTTCGCGGTTGGCTTGGAGCCCATTTCAGTTAATCTCATCGTTTGTATTCCTAAAGTTTAAGTATTTAGCCGATTTAATAGTTTTCTTCAAATTAGTCAGAGCACCATCTCTTTGCATCTTGGCATCTATATATCTATTTAACAAAAATTCGTACTTTTCTTTGTCCTTCTTTTTCTTGGCGTTATCGAGCCCTCTATTATAGTAGACTAAATCACTATTTAAGTTACCTACAATCCTGTCGTATTTTAGTAAATCTTCTGGAATATGCCCACGTTTAACAGTAAACTTCATTGAGGATAGGCAATATAGTATAGCATTAACTTTGCTAACAAAATCGTGTATAAATTTACTGTCATCTGTAACACGCCAGCAGTTCTCATTCAAACCTTCTACGGTGTAGGGGCCAACAAAAAACCTGTAGTCGCCAGCTGGGATAACTACAGGTTCTCTTCTAAATTTTACTAGTTCTTTTTTAGTCCAACGTTTAAGATATGCGACGCCTAAATCTAATGCGATTTCACTTACGATGCGCTGTTCTTTCTTTGTAAATAATGCGGTCTTGGTCATCTCTTAATCTTAGTAATATGTCTTTGTTTACAAGTTGATTTGCCAGATGCTGTTCTCTTTCCGTTAGGTTAGCTTTTCTAATTACAGGATTTTCCTGAAATTTACCTAATACATCCGATTCTTCGTTTGTAATAGGCAGGCTAACTTTATTTACTAGTTCTATAACCTTCATGTTTTATTTCATTGTTAAGTGGATTATGGTTGTAATTAAGCCTGTAAGTAACGCCGCACCTACTGCTGTCATAACTCCAATGAGTGTTTTATTTGCGGCATTTTCGCTACCTGACTTGAATTCAGATAACTTAGCACGAACATATATGATATGTTCTTCAAGGCCACCAATACGATCCTCAAGTTTGTCTAACTTCTTGTGCAACGTTTTGTACCTCTCAGAGCATAAATCAACGTGCGCCTCGAGGTTTGTTCTTTCACTATCAGCCACTGCTGTTCCTTCCAAATCTCTAATTCAAAAGAGGGTTCTGTGATTGTGCCAATCATTTGTGCCATAATAGTGTGCCTATAA